TTAATACTTACTGTAATGATATTGCATTTGCTGTTCGGCAACCAGTGATTGCGGCTGCTCAGTTTCCTGATAGCCGAACCATTCACGGGGAGCGTCTTTAGTGTGCCGCTTATCTGACAGGAGATAAGCCAGCCGCTTCTGAAATTGAATACCTGCTTTACGCTGTTCGAAAAGCTCCAGCCTTCTTTCCGCGAATTTCTTTGTAACGCGGAACGCGGAAGCAATCATGGAAACAGCGTGGCTTCTCCACTGCGGAAATTCCATTTGTAACAGCATAAAGGTCGGCACACAGAAGTGATACATAAATTGATTGGCTTGAAATTCCTGAAGCTCTCTAAAAAGCTTGTTCATATGAAAGTGATTGCCCGCGTGCTTTAACACGTGGCACAGCTCATGCGCAAAGTCCTCCCATTGCTCCTCTGCGGATTGCCTTTGATTTAAGACAATACTGTACATTCCGTCATGCTTCACCATCATACTTCCTGTGTCTTCAAAATGAACCCAAATATCAAGTTCTCTTGCAATTCTCAGCATGTCAATGTGCTGAGGAGAAGTCATTCCCAGACGGCAGTATACATTTTTTACGTATTCCTCCAGATGTGATAAGTAATCGCCCAATTGAATACCCCATTTCGAACATATGTTCCGTTTTGTGTGAGAAAGAAAAGCCCTGTTACAGGACTGAAAAAGTTTGTAGAAATCTTTCCCTTTTCTTATAAAAATAAACACCATTCTTTATATCGACCTATTTATCATATTATTTAGAGAACAAAGGACATTTATTTATTTTTCGGTTTTCGGTTTTTCTCTTTTTCTTTTAAATAGTTAATGAATTCGATCGCTTGCTGCTTGCTTTCCGGAGAAAAGTCCCGCATATCCCGATAAGCGATCTGTAAATCCGGGTCTGAAAAGATGTCATTGTCAGACTTTTTTTCTTTTCCTGTCAGCAAATAATCGGTTGTCACTTGAAAGTAATCGGCCAATTTTTGCAGTGTTTCATAATCAGGTTCGCTGCGGCCGTTTTCATAGTGAGAATATCTGGCGCGTGATACACCGATATGGTTTGCGATTTCTTCTTGTGTTTTTTTTCCTCTGAGACTCTTCAATCTGCCGCCTATCATCGTATGACCTCTCTTTTTGGAAACTCCCTAAGTTACTCTTATTATAGATACAAACGGTATCAAAATAAATAATTGATAAAAAAAGTATCAAAAATAACTTGATGATACGTAATGTATCGTTTATAATCAAAAACATAGAGATACTAAACGTATCAAACAAAGAAAAGTTTTGTATCAGGAGGCGGGTAAATGAATCCGATTAAAATTGTTTTCAGTCAAAATCCCATAGATCAGCAGCACCTTGGAAAGACAGGCGGATCAATCACATTCACGTCGAACGGCCATCCTGTATTTCAATTTGAAAATCGCGCGCAATATGAACTGTATTTGCGATTGAAGAAGGCGGGGGAGCAAGGTGGAGAGGAATAAAAGCTATCCGTTTTTCACATATTCAGGACTGTTGAATTCAGAACATTATGACAAAATGGGTGCGGCTGTGTGGCTGTTTCTGTGGTTTATCAGCTCAACCACTAAAGAGAGAAGAAAAGATGGCGTGAACTGGGGCATTGTGCTGGGGCATAAGCCGTTAAAAGCAAAGGAGATGGCGGACGTATTCGGAGTCAGTGAAAAAACCGTCAGAAGATGGCTCGACCAGTTGGAAAAGAACGGTTACATCATGGTGAGGCGTGCGCCGTACGGAGTAATGATTTCAGTCCGGCATTCGAAAAAGTTTATTCCCAGAACGGACAAGCAAGACCACTCTGACGCTATGGAGCGGACAAAGATGCCGCAAAGGGCGGACAATAACGTCCTGTCTGATAAAGATAACACAATGATTCATACTGCTGCTGATAAAGCGGTTGATGCTATAGCAAACCATTTTACAGAGCTAAGATCTGCGCAAGAGGGGCGCACTGTATACCCTTCCTCTCGTGATTATCAAGCCATCGCCCGAATTGTCGGCCGGGGTGTTCCCGTGCTGCAGACAATCAAATGGCTTGACCAATGTTTTGATGCTTTTGAAAAACGGCGTACAAGTGCCGCGGAAACGATAAAGGCCTTCAGTTATTGCGCGAAATTCATTGATGACCGATTTTCCGCCCAGCAAGTGAAAAAAGGCTTCATGCCTTTAAAGGAAAGGAATATGCCAAATGACCAAACGAACGCTCGAACAAATCCTTGCCGAACTGAGAAGCGGAAAACGTCCATTACTGGTGAACAAATCGGACGAATCAGACGAAAACCGTTATGATTGTCCGGCTTGCAAGGACCAAGGGGGCTTTCTCAAAAAACAAAACGGACAGGACATATGGGCGGTATGCGGCTGTGTCGGTGAACGAAAAGTAAGGCGGCTGCTCGGCGCAAGTGAAATTACCGCTGAATTCAGCAAGCTGAGCTTTGAAGGTTTCCATACGGCAGGGAAGCCTCAGGCAGTGATTGATGCGTACGAGTGTGCGGCCGAATTTGTTGAGCACTTTCAAGACATACAGTCCGCACGCAAAAACAGTATAGCTCTTTTAGGGCAGCCCGGCTCAGGTAAAACGCATTTGCTTACAGCTGCTGCCAACCGGCTGATGAAAACGCAGCACGTTCCTGTCGTATATTTTCCGTTTGTGGAGGGTTTTACTGATTTAAAAAATGATTTCGATTTGCTGGAAGCAAAGCTCAGCCGTATCAAACAGTCCGGCGTTCTGTTCATTGATGATTTATTTAAGCCTGTCAACGGAAAGCCGAGAGCTACTGACTGGCAGATTGAACAAATGTATTCAGTCATCAATTATCGCTACTTAAATCATAAACCGATTCTCCTTTCAAGCGAACTCACCGTCGAAGAACTTGTGAGGGTGGATGAAGCGCTCGGGACAAGAATCTATGAAATGTGCAGCGACTACTTAGTGATTATAAAAGGAAACGTATTTGATCTGAATCATAGATTGGAGGGCATCCGGTAATGTGCAGGCTGTGCAAAAACAAAAAAGTGATCGTTGAATCGACAAGCATTGGAGCCGTTTTTAGGCCATGCCCGAATTGCAGGGCCGGCTCTGATTTGACACCTGTTATTGCGTATTTGGAACAGGTGATTGAAGCCGGGAAAGCGAGGCTGAATGCTCTTGATTAAGCTTATCAAGACTTTGTTATGTCTGTTTTTTCAGGCGAAACGAAAGGAAAAAGAAATTGAAGAATGGTATGAAGATGACGGAAAGTGAGGATCAAGTGCAAAATAAACAATGGAAAAGCAGTCCCGCTCCGTGGCAGGCAGTCTCGGGCGGCGAATCAAAACCGATCTATATTTATTCTGCTTACAGTGAAGAAGATAAGGGGAGATTCCCTTATTCAAACGGCAGGCTGATCGCAGCTGTGTTTGACCTCAGCTCGTACTCGCAAGACGGAAATGCACGGCTCATGGCTTCAGCGCCTGAGCTATTGGAAGCGGTAAAGGACGCGCTCGATTTTCTGAAAGGCGAGTCGCCGGACTGCAAACATGTTGTCATAGATAAGCTTGAACGGGTGAAGGAAAAAGCAGAGAACACACAAAAACGGGGGAAAATAAATAATGAATCCTAAAAAACTTATAAACATAGATACTATCACACTCGCAAGCCAGCTTGAGGATGGGAAGGTCCGCGTGATTATTGTCGACGGATTAAAGGGAGAAGCCTGGCTTACAGAAGCGCCGGAGCACGGAAAAACCCTTGTCGAAACAAGAAAAGGAGACCTGGCCCGCGTCGATTTTGAAATTGGCTACAAATTGAATTAAAGCTTTCACAAAAGAATATGTCCAAGACGGAAAGCCTGAGGACACTGATCAATTGCACAAAATCTGTGCGTTGATTGGTGTCCTTTTTTTGTTCCGAAAAAGAGGAGGATAACAGAATGGAAGACTTATTATTTGAATACAAACGCACATTGAAACAGACAAGAAAGCTGTATAAACAGCTTGGAGAAGCTGACGAATCAGAGCTGTCCGCTGAAAAGCTGAAAGATAAAAAAATTATCAGAAGCATCATTACGGATTTAGAATATGTGACAGAATGGCTGGAAAAAGGAAGGCAGCCAGGAATCCGAAGAGCCATTGACCGCCGCGACGCCTATCAAAGGCTGCTCATTAAAGATCCGAGAATCATCGAATCTTTTTCCTCGGCTATTGATTTCGTGCCGGACGGACAGGTGTCTGACGAAGACCGACGAAGGATAAAAGAAGCATTATCATTGTTAACGGAACGGGAAAAAGAAATGTTTCTTTTGCATAAGGTGGAATGCTTTTCATATGAACGGATCGCCGCGCTTTTAGGCGTGAAAAAATCAACCGTACAAACCACCATCAAACGGGCCTTATTAAAGATTCATAAACAAAAAGAGGAAAGAAAACTGTCTTTAGCTTAAAAAGCTGTCATACGTTTGCCACCTATAAGTGAATAGAGCATGAAACAATAAGCGGCTGATCGTTCAGCCGCTCTTTTTAATAGAAATCTATTTCGGAGGTGGCGGTGATGGCGTAGCATGAAAACACAACAGCGAGAGAAAGCATTTAACATTTATCAAAAATATCAGGGCGATATCACAAATCGGGCCATTGCCGAAAAAATAGGCGTTTCCGCTAAAACAATAGGAATATGGAAGAAACAGGACAAGTGGAAGGAATCCTTGTTCTCGAAAGCAGCAAGCAAAGGCAAACATCGTCTGCAAATTGACAATGATGAATTAAATGAACGCCAGCGCTTGTTTTGCCTCTATTATGTGAAAAGCTTTAACGCGACACAATCAGCAATCAGAGCGGGATATTCCCCTGACAGCGCCCATGTCACAGGATGCAGGCTGCTAAAATATGAAAAAGTCGCCGCTGAAATCAAGAGGATCAAAAAAGAGATGGTCAATGAAGTTTTCATTGAAGCGATGGATGTGCTGCAAGTGTATGTCAAAATCGCATTCGCTGATATTACAGACTACGTGACCTTCGGAAAAAAAGAAGTACAGGCTTTCGGAAAGTCAGGCCCGTTGTTTGATGAGGATGACAATCCGATCATGAAGGAAATCAGCTTTGTCGATGTAAAGGACTCAGGTCTTGTAGACGGAACAATCGTGACAGAAGCAAAGCTTGGAAAAGAAGGCATTGCGATTAAGCTGGCTGACAAGATGAAAGCGCTGGAAAAGCTGTCATTATACTTTGATTTATTCCCTGATCAATTTAAGCAAAAGATTGAAAATGAAAAGCTGAAGCTTGCAAAACAGAAGCTGGATCAGTCAGATGAGGGCGAAAATCCGGTTGAAATCATGATAACGCGCAAAGAGGAGAAAGCATGATTGTAAAAGAAGTCAATCCTCATTTCGAAGAGTACTTGTTCAATTGGAATGAAACATATCAATTTCTCGTCGGGGGCTATGGATCGTCAAAGAGCTATCACACCGCACTGAAAATCCTTCTGAAGCTGTTAAAGGAAAAACGGACAGCGCTTGTGATTCGCGAGGTGTTTGACACCCATCGTGATTCCACCTTCGCGCTCTTTGAAGAAATCATAGAGGAGCTCAGTCTGAATCGGGCGGTGACTCCGCTTTCTTCACCGCTTCAGCTGCGATTTGCAAACGGCAGCCGCATCATGTTTAAAGGAATGGACAACCCTGCGAAATTAAAATCCGTTCATAATATTTCTTTAATATGGATTGAAGAGTGCTCTGAAGTGAAGTACGAAGGTTTTAAGGAGCTGATCGGCCGTTTGCGCCATCCGAAGCTTGACCTTCATATGATCTGCACAACAAATCCAGTCGGCACATCCAATTGGACGTACCGGCATTTTTTTCGTGATGAGCGGAATAAGCGTTACATATTGGATGATCAAGAGCTGTACAAGAAACGCACAATTGTTTCTGGGGACACGTATTATCATCATTCCACTGCGCTTGATAACTTGTTTCTTCCGGAGAGCTATGTGAAACAGCTGGACGGATTGAAACGGTACGATCCTGACTTGTACAGGATTGCCCGCCAAGGCCGATTCGGCGTTAACGGCGTTCGCGTTCTGCCGCAATTTGAAGTCCTGCCGCATGAACAGGCGGAGCAATGCATCGCAAACATCAGCCGGCCGATTTTTCGGACGGGAATGGATTTTGGCTTTGAAGAATCCTACAATGCCGTCATTCGGCTTGCCGTTGATCCTGAGAAAAAGCATCTGTACATTTACTGGGAGTACTACAAAAACAAAATGACTGATGACCGAACGGCTGAGGAGCTTCGCGAGCTTGCCGAGAAACAGGAAGTCATTAAAGCTGATTCCGCAGAGCCTAAAAGCATCCAATATTTCCGCCAGCAGGGCTTTCGCATGGTAGCAGCCAGGAAGTTTCAGGGGTCACGTTTGCAATATACAAAAAAGGTGAAGCGTTTCAAGAAGATTATCTGCTCAGACCGCTGTCAAAATGCAATCTATGAGCTGCAAACGTTAACCTATGCAAAAGATAAGGACGGAGCGCTGATTGAGGATGAGTTTACCATTGATCCGCACACATTATCTGCGATCTGGTACGCGCTTGATGACTATGAAGTGGCCGATTTAAAAGAATCGTCCAGTGAAAGGACCCGTCCGAATCGAGAAAGGAGGAAATAAAAGTGCCGCAGAACCAAACAGTCAGGGCCACCGTATTAAAAGCAAATGCCTCAGCTCCAAAGACGAAGCAGCTTTATGAAGACCAGTTCTCTGATATGTATGGAGAAGACATTATCGCTCCGCCCTATAACATCACCGAGCTGAAAACGATCGCCGAATATTCTACGATTCTTCAGCAGTGCATAGATGCGTACCGGGTCAATATTACCGGCTTCGGCTTCGATGTTGAATATACATTTGACATTAACGGCTCAGATGTCAACCGGGCTAAAAAGAAAAGAGCGGAAAAAGATTGGTCACGGCTTGAAGCGTTTTACCGCTGCCTACATTTTGATGAATCAGCTGAAGTGATTTTAGGCTATGCCATTGAAGACAGGGAGAAAACGGGGAACGGGTTTATGGAAGTGCTCCGGGACGGAACTGGAAAACCGGCCGGCATCGAATATTTAGATGTGAAAAACATGCGGGTATGCGGTGTGTCGGAGCCTGTTGAGGTGATGTTTACATACCAGGAAAACGGCATACCGAAGACGATTAAAAGGCAAAAACGTTTTCGCAAATATGTACAAATGATAAACGGGCAAAAAGTATTTTTTAAGGAATACGGAGACCCGCGCAACATGGACATGCGAACGGGAGAATATGTGAAAACGCTGTCTGAGGATTTTCAGGCAAATGAAGCAATTCACCTCAAAATTGGCAGCGGTTCATACGGTGTGCCCCGATGGGTGGGAAACATCGTCAATTTATATGGCGCAAGAAAAGCGGAAGAACTCAACTTCATGTATTTTAAGCAGGGACGCCATGTGCCTGCTGCGATTACAGTCGAAAACGGAATGCTGTCCGAAGCTTCGTATAAAGAGCTGCAAGACTATATGAATGATCTTGAAGGAGTCGAAAACGCCCATAAATTTCTCCTCATTGAAGCTGAAGGCATTGCCAAGGAAAAAGACCTGCACGGAGGAGAAGACATTACCCCTGTTTCCGTCGAAATCAAGTCGCTTGCGGAAATTTTGCAAAATGACGCGCTGTTTTTGGAATACGATGACAAAAGCAGAAATAAACTCCGCTCCGCCTTCCGTCTGCCGCCGCTCTATACCGGCGAGGCGCAAGAATATAACCGGGCGACAGCCGATACGGCCAGAAAAATAACAGAAGAGCAGGTGTTTCAGCCGGAGAGGAAAATTCTCGTAAACAAACTGAACACGCTTCTTTTGCCGGAATTGGATATTCATGACGCAAGGCTAACATTAAAAGGACCCGACTTTCGTGATCCGCTTGAGATCGCAAAAGTACTGGGTCCTTTTATTACGGCTGGTGCAGTCTCTCCTAATGATTTAAGAGATCTTGCCGGACGGGTGCTCGGCAAAACCCTTGAGGAATGGCCGGAAGACATCTACAACAGACCGGCTGCACAAGACGTCGAGCCGCAGGACCAAACCGCTCTTTTACAGGACGTAAAGGAAAGCATTGAAAGTTTAAAAAAGTCCTGAAAGGGGGTGAAAGCAACAGGTGCCGAGAGAATTGAAAAATGCCAAAATCAGCTTTGTGAGCTATGTGGACAAAGCCGCTAATCAGACGGAGTTTTTCTTTACGAAGTCTGCCGGGCCTCCGGCATTTGAGAAAGAAGTCCGGCTATTTACCAAAAGCGGGAGTGAGGAACAAAAACTCGTGTATGGGATCGTTTACGAACCGGATGTGCCGGATGCGCACGGCGATTATATGACGGCTGCAGAAATTGAAAAGGCCGCCCACGGTTTTCTCGCGGAGGCCCGCAATATCGACATCAACCACAATTTTCAAAGCGGAACCGGCGAAGTGGTCGAATCGTATGTGGCGCCGGATGATTTCCAGATCGGCACAAGGCTGATTAAAAAGGGCTCTTGGGTTCTCGTGACAAGAGCGGCCGATGAGGTATGGGAGCAAATCAAAGCAGGTGTCATCACAGGATACAGTATGGCGGGCACTGCGGATACGCATGAAGAAGAGCCTGATGAAAAAGCATCCGGATTGATGGGTGTATTCAAGCAGCTGCTGTCTGATCGCGACAGTCAAAGAGGACTGAAAACCAGATTTCAGAAAATGGGGAGGACACCAAGGATATGAAAAAGGAAGACATGAAAGAATCCATTGAACATGCATTGTACCCGCTGTTAAAGCGGCTTGATGCAATCGAAAAAAATACAGAAGCAGCGGAAGAAAAACCGGAGCAGACAGAAGAGGAAGAGCGTCTGAAAAAGCTTGTGGAAGATATGCTCGCCCCGCTTGTCGAACGCATTGAAGCGCTGGAAAAAACAAGAGGCGCATCAAAACAGACCGCCGATGACGGCAACGGGAATGCAGAACAAATCAAAAAATCAATTTGGAGCGGACTGCTGTAAACCAGTCAGGAGGAGGAAATCAATTTGAGAAATCAAGACATCATTCAAAAAGCGGAAATGTCGCTTTCAGCATTAAAAAGCGGAGGGCTTATGAACCCTGCGCAAGCATCGGCATTTATCCGTATGGTGCAGAACACACCTACGATTTTCAGCGAATCCCGTGTGATTCAAATGGAAAACGATTCACAAAAATTTGAGAAAATCGGCTTCGGCCAGCGCATTTTGCGTGCTGCTGAAGAGGGCAAGGCTTTATCAAATGACGAGCTGACTGTTCCTTCAACGAGCACGGTACAGCTGAACACAAAAGAAGTCATTGCGGAGATTAATATTACGTATGACACGCTGGAAAACAACATAGAAAAAGACGGGCTTCAGCAAACCATTATGCAAATCCTGGCGGAACGGGCGGCTGTTGATATCGAAGAGCTGATTGTAAACGGTGATACTGCTTCCAAGGATCCATACCTCGCACAGCTTGACGGAATCCGTAAACAGGCGGTATCTCACATTGTTGACGCGGCTGGTGAAGAGCTTTCCAGAGGTACGTTTAAAAAAGGGCTGAAGGCCGTCCCGCCGAAATATTTGCGTATCCCGCAGGAATTCAGATTCTTTACGTCTCACGGAATGGAAATTGAGTGGAAAGACCGGGTGGCGGATCGTCAGACGAATTTAGGGGACCTCGCCGTTCAAGGCGGATTGTCTACGGCATTCGGCGTGCCGGTCAAGGGAGTGTCCAATATTCAGCCTTATACGGTTGGCGAAGGAGACGCGCAATATGATGCGTCTGATATCATTTTGACTCATCCGAAAAATATTATTCTAGGCTTCTCCCGCAATATTAGAATCGAAGTGGACAAGGATATTCGCTCTCGTAAATTTATTATTGTGTTGACGGCAAAGCTTGACAGTAAATTCGAAGAAGAAGACGCTGTCGCAAAATTGATTAACGTGAAAGAATAAACCGGAAATGGGGTTGTCAGCTTATGCTTATTGAACCGACTGACGTTGCCTCTTATTCAGTCTTTGAACAGGTGCAAAACAGACCGGCGCATTTGCTTACGCAGGATATTATCGAAGCTGAGGCGGAGGCGGCAAGAATCACAGGCCACCATTTTACGGATGCCGTTTATGTTCCGCTTCCCGACAAAGCCAGACTTGCTTTGCTTAAGCTCGCCCAATATTTTGCGCTGGTAAACAGCGATGAAACGAGTGTTTCAAGCTATCAGTCTGAAAAAATGGGAGACTATTCTTACACCATCTCAACAAGTGGCGGTATTCAAAAGCCTGACGTATATAACCTGCTTCAGGAGTACATTGCTGCCGGATATTCTCCTGCGTCCTCCAAACTCAAGGTGCGGACGCTATGAGCTATACACGGATGCTTGTTCATCGTTGTGATATTTATCATGAAACGCCCACACCGGCACCAAGCGGGAAGTTCGGAATTCCGGCGAACAAGCTTCAGCCTGTTTTTACTTATCCGGACACGCCTGATGAACAGAATGTGCCCTGTTATTTCACAGAAAAACAGCAGCTGCTGATCCAGCAGCTTCCGAACCATACGGTTTATCGCAGCTTTCTTGTCCACTTTCCATTATCAGCGGATGTTCGTGTAAACGACAAGGTGATATGGGATGGTGTCGGTTATATTTTGGAGTTGCCGAAAAAGCTGAGAAACCACCATTGGGAAGTCACTGCTGTCAGGGATGAAAGCCTATGAAAATCAAAGGGCTTTCAAAATTAAACGCCTCACTGAAAGAAGCCGCATCCGGGGGATTTTCCCGTCAGGCTGCCAAATGGCTGGAGCAATCCGGACAAGACTTTCTGGATATGGTGCAAGACGAACTGATCAGTTCCCAATCCATTGATACGGAGAGGCTGTTTTCTTCATTTCAAAAAGGGGACGCCGATCATATTTGGATCGCAGAAAGCGGCGGCTTATCCCTTGAAGTCGGTTCGAACCTTGAATATGCATCGTTTGTGAACGACGGCCGCTGGACAACTGAAGGCGACGGCGTGAAATGGGTGCCGGGTTACTTTCAAGGCGCGCGGTTCGTCTATGATCCTGCCTCTTCAACCGGAATGGCGCTTAAGAAAAAATGGGTCAGCGGCACAGGCTATTGGGACAATGCGCTTATTTTATTTGAACAGGTATTTGCGAAGTCATTGGAGCAAAAATTGCGTCAATGGCTCAAGACTTTGTAAGGAGGAATGGGATGAACAGTGAAACAGGATCAATTATGGCTTTTTTCTACAAGCAATGGCCTGTCCCGATTTATGACAGCGAACTGCCTGATCATTTTCAGATTCCGTCATTATATGTCCCCGTTCCTTCTGTTTTTGAAGAAACCGATACGGTATCAACCTTCAAGAAAACCTACAGCCTCAATATGAAGCTGTCCCACACGGATTCCGCCCTGGCGCTGAAAGAAGCAGACCGGCTCGCCGACACAGTCAGAGAGTGCAGAAATATCGTTCCGCTGCTTGATGAGTCAGGCGCTGAAACAGGTGATTTTATTCGGATTACACGGATGGAAACGAGGGTTGGAGACAGAGGCGAGGCGGTGATGACCGTCCGCTGGAGCAGCCGGTACTACTATCAAAAGACGGAACAGCCTGTTTTGCAGGATATTGATATAAACAGCGGGGTGAAGTAAAAGTGAAAAAAAACAATACCATAAAGGCTGGAAAAACTGAGGGAACAGAAGCTCTTTTTGCCACAGCCGATTTAACCAAGCACGCAAAGGAGCTTTTCGGCGTAAAACCGGAAATTCTCCGGGGGGCTTTATTCGGCGTGCAAAAAACACATATGACAAAATCAGAAGTGCGTAAGTACATCCAAACATTTTTAACCAAGGAGGTCATGTAATATGAATGGCGGAACATTTACAACAGGCAAAGAAAAAGATCGTGCAGGCATTTATTTTAACTTTAAAACAACGGCACAGGAACGGGTATCACTCGGTGAACGGGGGACTGTAGCGCTTCCTGTCGCATCAATCTGGGGAGAGGCCAAAACCTTTGTGTCCATTTCAAGTGTGGAAGATCTGAATAAAAAGGTAGGTCTCAGTATCGAAGATCCGTCTTTGCTGCTTTTGCGTGAAGCGAAGAAAAATGCGCAAACGGTACTGATGTATCGTCTGACAGAAGGTGTCCGTGCGTCAGCGGATATCGCAGAAGGCGTAAAAGCGACCGCTTTATACGGAGGCTCAAAAGGAAATGACATCATCATCCGTGTCAATGAAAATGTGCTTGATTCCCAAGCGTTTGATGTCACCACCTATATGGACGAATCCGAAGTCGATAAGCAAACAGTCAAGAAAGCAGAAGAGTTAACGGCAAACGGCTATGTTTCCTTCACAGGAGCAGGCGATCTGTCCGCCTCAATTCCTTTGACAGGCTCGGAGGAAGAATCAACAGGGGGCACATTAAGCGCGGCAGCCGGCATCCGCTTGTCGGGCGGGACTGATAAAACGCCTGTGAACTCGGATTATACTGATTTCTTAGCCGCTGCTGAAACAGAAAACTTCGATGTGATCGCGCTGCCGGTTGCTGACAACGACCAGCTGAAAGCGACGTTTGCCGCTTTCATTCAACGTCTGCGCGACGGCCAAGGGCAAAAGGTGCAAGGCGTAACAGCCCATTATCATGGGGATTATGAAGGTATTATTAATGTGACAGAAGGGGTGCTCCTAGAGGACGGCACAGAAGTAACAGCCGAGAAAGCAACTGCTTGGGTTGCGGGCGCAAGCGCCGGTGCCACTTTCAATCAATCCCTGACATTTGTGGAATACGAGGGAGCCGTTGATGTGTTAAACCGCCTTGATCACGACAGCATTGTCGAGCGCCTTGGCAAGGGTGAATTTCTCTTTACGTATGACGCGCGCGATAAGTCCGTCAGCGTAGAAAAAGACATTAACTCATTAACGACTTTTACAGCTGAGAAAAACAAAAAGTTTGCGAAAAATAAAATTGTCCGTGTGCTTGATGCGGTTAATAACGATTTAACACGTGAGCTGAAAGCCTTAATTAAATCAAGGAAAGGCAGCGGAAGCGATATTCCGGCATCTGAGGACGGGCTCCAGTATGTGAAAACAATGATTACTCAATACATGACCACTCTTCAGGATGCGGACGGCATTACGGATTTTGATTCAGATGAAGATATTTCAATTGCTTTGAATGAAGACCGTGACGGCTTCCTCATTGATCTCGCCGTGAAACCTATGGACGCAGCAGAAAAATTCTACTTTAACGTGGAGGTAAACTAAAATGGCATTAAAAGCACAAAATACAATTTCAGGTAAAGAAGGCCGCTTATTTCTCGATGGAGAAGAAATGGCGCACATTAAAACCTTTGAAGCAAACGTAGAGAAAAACAAATCTGAAGTTAACATTATGGGACGCCGAATGACAGGCCATAAAACAACAGGCGCAAACGGAACAGGCACAGCGACGTTTTACAAAGTCACATCAAAATTTGTGATCCTCATGATGGATTACGTGAAAAAAGGCAGCGATCCTTATTTCACCCTGCAGGCTGTGTTAGATGATAAATCTTCCGGAAGAGGCACGGAACGAGTCACGCTTTATGACGTAAACTTCGACTCCGCAAAAATCGCCAGCCTCGATGTAGATTCAGAAGCATTAGAGGAAGAAGTCCCGTTTACATTTGAAGATTTTGACGTGCCGGAGAAGCTTTCTGACACGTTTTAATCAAAACTGAACCAGCCATACGCAGACCTTTCTCAGAAAGGTCTGTTTTTAAATGATGAAATCAATTTAAAGATAAGGGAGTTTTTTACATGAGCGAGAAGAACGAAAACGTATATGATCTTTCCTTTTTTATGCCGGGAAAAACAATCGAAGCCGAAGAAATCAAAGTGCCGATCTCTAAGCGTTTTGTTGATAAAAAAGGGGACATCGTACCATTTATATTTAAAGCGATTACGACGGAGCGCATTGATGAATTAGAGAAAGAAACAACAACTTATAAAAATGTCAAAGGCAGAGGCCGTGTAAAAGATTTAGACAGCCAGCGCTTTTATGCCCGAATCGCAGTTGAATCAACCGTTTATCCGGACTTCCGTTCAAAAGAGCTTCGAGAAGCTTACAAAACGGCTGACCCGGTAGAAGTTGCGAAACGCGTCCTCTCAGTTGGAGGCGAATACGCAAACTGGCTCAACAAAGCGATTGAGATTAATGGTTTCGAAGATGAATTAGAGGATCTGGAAGAAGAAGTAAAAAACTAATCAAGGATGGGCATAAAGAAGCCGTGTATCTCTACTATGCGATGCACGAGCTTCATTATTCTCCATCGGATTTATTAGAACTGTATGAAGCGCCTAGAAACTTTAAGGCGCTTTTGTATGGACTGATTGGATATAAGCTTGAATTAATGGAAAAAGAATCGAGGAAAGGAGGTACATAATATCGCTAAATTGACAGCTCGTTTTGACCTGGAAGATAAAGTTTCTAAAAAGTTAAAACGAATTCATAAAGGGTTTCAAATGGTCGAAAAAAAGGTGAAAACCATTAATCGACAAATCAAAATCAGTATTAAGGCAGAGGACCAAGCCTTTTACAAATTGAGAAAGATTAATGACTATATTGTCTTAAAATTTGCAAAATCACTTGAAATTAAAGTGGTTATTGATGACCAGGCTACTGCCGGACTTGATGTTATTGAGCATAAGTTAAAACGGCTCCCGAAAGAAAGAAACATTAATGTAAGTCTAATTGAACATGTAACAGATGCTTATAAAAAAATAAGAAAAATGTTGAGCGGGAATCAGTTTTCAGTCGGTCTTTTCGTCAATGATCAAATCACCCCAGCTACAAAACGAATATTGGGATATTTGCAAAAGAACCTTAAAAATGGGTATTCAGTTAAATTAAAAGTGATTGATGAAATAACAAAAACCGTTAATCGAATTACAGCCCTTTTAAGCCATTTTGAAAAAACGTATACAGTTAAATTAAAAGTGGTTGATGAAATAACAAAAACTGTTAATCGAATTACAGCCCTTTTAAGAGATTTTGAAAAAACATATACAGTTAATATTATCGCTAAAGAAAAATTAGCTGCTGATAAGATCAACGAGAAGAAACCGGAAGAAAAAAAGAATTGGTTTATGCAAACATTAGAAGACTTCGGAACAGCTTTTAAAGATAAAGTGATAGAAAAGATTCTTGACTCGTTATTTGAAAAAATTCCTTGGTTAAAAAAAAATGATAATGAAGAAAATACCCCAGATCAAGCGCCTGGGAATACGCAGAGTAATGAGAAAGTTGATAAACGCAACACTGGGCAGAGATGCTGTTGCTGCTGCTGTGGGTGCGGAGGTAATAGCTCTGAAAGCAAAGCCAACAAAAGATATAAAAAAAGAAAAAGTCCGACAAGTGCAGGGACTTCAGGACGAACACTGAGAGTTCCAGGCGAGGTATTACAAAGACGTCAGAGCGGTGCATCAGGAGAAAATGCCACAAGCGGAAGAAATTCTGGCTCTAAGTTCAGAAACTGGCTCGGAAGCATGAGGTCCACTGCCACCGACTCATCAAAATGGGGGAAAGTTTTAACGCCTTTAAAAGGTTTGGGGAAATTTGCGAAAGGTATCCCTCTTTTGGGAACTGCATTAGCTGCAACCGATTTGCTCGGGATGAACAAAGAAAATGCAGGTGAGAAAGTCGGTTCTTTTGCGGGGAATCTTGGCGGAGCTGCTGCAGGAGGAGCCGCAGGGGCAGCCATCGGTTCTGTTGTTCCTGTTGTCGGTACTGCTGCCGGCGGAGTTGTTGGCAGTATCGCAGGCGGTATTGGGGGTTCTGATATAGGATCATCCATTGGCAAATGGTTTGATGATGGCGGCGCGTCTAAAGCATGGGATGGAATTCAGGACGGTGCAGGAAATGCCGTCGATTGGATCAAGGATACATGGTCTGATTTCTCAGATTGGTTTATGGATAACGTCTGGACCCCTGTTAGTGATTGGGCCGGAGATAAGATTGATATGATCACCGAAAAATTCGAGGATGCTAAGAAATGGCTGACTGATACCTGGAATGACGTGTCATCCTGGTTTATGGATAATGTCTGGAATCCATTAGTTGACGGTGTCACTGATGCTGCTGATTGGATTTGGACAAAAATAAATGACGCTTGGACTTGGATCTCAGACACATGGTCCACTGTCTCCACATGGTTCATGGATAATGTGTGGACGCCGGTAAGTGATGCTGTGACTACAGCGGCATTATGGATATGGACGAAAATTAATGAAGCGTGGACATTTATTTCCGAATTATGGTCCACTGTCTCCACTTGGTTCATGGATAATGTGTGGAATCCACTAAGTAATGCGGTGACGACTGCCGCCACGTGGGTATGGACAAAGCTTAATGAAGCATGGACATTTATTTCCGAATTATGGTCTACAGTCTCAACTTGGTTTATGGATAATGTGTGGACGCCGGTAAGTGATGCTGTCACTAATGCAGCAAACTGGATCTGGACAAAGCTTAACGAAGCATGGACGTGGATATCTGACAAGTGGAGTGCAGTTTCAGCTTGGTTTAGTGAAAATGTATGGAATCCAATTGTTTCAAAGGTAGAAGATGCGAAGAAATCAATTTCGGAGAAATTTGAGTCAGCCAAAAAAGCTGTTAAAGACGCTTGGAAAGATATTGAGACTTGGTTCCGTGAAAATGTTGGTGATCCGTTAAGTGACATAGCCGACGGAATTAAGGAGAAATTCCAAGATACTTTTGCATGGGTCATTAAACTCCAAGAATTGGCTGGCACTGGAGGACGGTTCATAAATAACCTTATCGGTAGAGGTGAAGATGCAACAGGTAAATCTGGCAAGTCTTCATCCGGTAAAAATTCTAGCGGTAGCGGAGGAATTGCTGGTCTTGTCCAGTCTCAGTCATCAGCGCCAACAAGTATTTTTCCTAAACAAAAAAGCGTTCTTGAAACTGAAACGAACGCGACGGGTGGCTATATTACGAAACCGACCATTTCATGGATTGGCGAAGCGGGTAAAGAGTTTGTGATCCCTGTTGATAACAACAAGGGCCGCGGTAAAATGCTTCTTTCTCAGGCTGCTTCTAAACTAGGAATGAGCGTTGTTGACGACATGGCTTCTGCTTCATCTGCAGGTGGAGAAACTGCTGTTTCACCATTAGCCGGCGGAGCATCAGTCTCAGCGACGGTAGCTCCTACTGTTGATACGTCGAGCCTAAATGAACAGGCGGCTTCTTTCGGTCAACAGTTCACACAAGGCTTCGATCAAGGTATTGGCGATAATGTCGTTTCAATGGACACTTGGAAACAGAAAAACGTCGGCCAGCCTATGAAAAATTTGATCTCTTACACTCCGAATTACGGAAAACAGGTGGTCAATGGTTATGCTAATGGTCAGAACAGTACGGCAACCGGAACAGATGGATTCCTGCAGACGAAAGTCAAAACACCATTCCAGAACACTGTGAATAAATCCTCTTCATGGGGAAGCGGTACAATTAAAGGGTTTGCTTCAGGACAAAATAGTTCCCAAACCGGTACTGATCAATATGTAAATACACATGTGAATAAGCCGTTTTTGCGATCTAAAGAATCATCAAACGGCTGGGGAACCGGTATGATCGGGAATTTTGTTTCAGGTATGACTTCAAAGGCAAGTGAAGTCCATGAGGCTGCCAAGGAACTGGCCAAAAAAGTTGAGAAGGCATTCCGTGAAGAGCTGGATATTCACTCGCCTTCTCGAGTTATGATGAGTCTCGGTCGCTTTGCATCTGTTGGTGTAGTAAAAGGGTTAGATTCTGTCGATGTGAAAAAATACGCTGAAAAGCAAGCCGGTACACTGGCAGCTGCTTATTCCGGAATGGGTGCAGTAGGGGGAAATGTGAAACAGTGGCTTATGGCAGCAATGATGGCCACAAAGACACCATTGAGCTGGCTCTCGGGATTAATGACGATTGCACAGTATGAATCAGGGGGCAACCCGAACTCTATTAACCTGTGGGATAGCAACGCGAAGGCGGGAAATCCATCCCAAGGGCTCATGCAGACAATACCGACCACTTTTAATGCACATAAAGCGCCGGGCATGGGTAACATCAGAAATCCGATTCACAATGCTGCTGCCGCGATCGGATATATTAAGAGCAGATACGGCTCAATTGACAATGTGCCTGGTATTAAAAGCTTGAGACGTGGCGGACCGTATGTTGGATATGCCAACGGCGGACTGATCACAAAAGAACAAATTGCCCGTGTCGGTGAAGGGAACAAGCGGGAATGGATTATTCCGGAGGAGCGGGGCATTCGCGGCCGCTACCTCCTTCAGAGAGCAGCCCAAGCTTTAGGAATGGAAGTAACAGATCCATCACAAACTCAGCAGTCTGAGCTTTCATCAGGACAAGTATCAGCAGCCGTTACTTCCGGATCCCGGCAAACGGTACAAACAGCCGGAACGAAAGAAATAAAGATTGAATTCAATGGCGACCAGCATTTTCATAACGGACAGGATGCTGACAGTCTAGTAGCTAAAATCAGGCAAGCATTACTTGATGAATTACAAAAAGACATTAACACCGGAACAAAGGGGGTCGTGGCTTTTGACTAAGTCTGTCTATGAATTTTGGATATCACAGGGGAAGGAAAAGCTGCGATTTCCCGTTCTTCCCGAGACGATTGACGTATCTAATAGCTTACAAAATGACTCAGTAAAAATAACAGGGCTGGGTGATATCACATTTATTGAAGAGCCAGGAGCTAAAGAAATCTCTTTTTCTTCTTTTTTTCCAAAAAAGTATAGCCCGATAGCTGAATATAAGAATATACCTTCTCCGGAGAACGCCATTGTTAAAATTGAAAAATGGATGAAGGCTAAAAAGCCTGTCCAATTTTTAATTACTGAAACAAAAATCAATATGACATGCAGTATTGAAAGCTTCAAATATAGTGAAGGGGACAATGAAATAGGTGATCGGGATTTTGACATTGTGTTGAAAGAATACAAAACCGCATCACCACGAAAGATCAAACAAAAGAAAAAAACAAAAACAAAACGCCCGTCTAAAGCATCTCCTAAAACCTATACAGTGAAAAAAGGAGACACGCTCTGGGACCTCGCCGGAAAGTTTTACGGTAGCAGCACGAAATGGCGCAAGATTTGGAACGCCAATAAAACGGCTATGATTAAACGCAGCAAACGAAACATACGCCAGCCGGGACATTGGATTTTCCCGGGACAGAAATTGAAGATTCCGCAATGAAACAGGTGATGACAGATGATAGAACTATTCGTCATTAAAGAAACGGAATGGCTTGAGCTGGTGGCAGAAAGCGTCTCTCTTGAAGGGCACAGGTATCAGGCGCCGCGCTCCATTGAGGCGACCATTGTTACAAAACAAGGCAGCCAAACGTATTACAGTGTATCAGAGGGCGACACTGTTTTATTTAAATGGAAAGGCAAAGAGCTTTTCAGGGGAATCGTCTTCGCAAGAACACCGGATGAGCATACACTGGCATTCAGCGCTTATGATATGCTGCAATACTTGGTGAAAAATCAGGATGTTTATGTGTTTTCGAACCAGCGGGCCGACCAAATGATTAAGAGAATTGCCAATGATTTTCAAATCCCCGTCACAACGATCGCCAACACGGGCCATACCATCAAGTCTCTCGTATTTAAAAATGATACGAGTCTTTATGACATCATGCTGAAGGCTTTAAAGCAGACCAAGAGCCAGACCGGCCGCAATTATCAGCTTTATTCAGAAAAAGGAAAGCTTGGACTGCGGGAATGGCCTGACCCGGCTGAAATCTGGGTGTTGGAAACGGGCGTTAATATTACGGGATACCAATACAGCACATCGATTAACGATACGGCGACACGAGTGGTGATGCGCCGCCAAAAGGATAATAAAACGTATAAAGCCACTGCCAAAGACAGCGCAGGCATGAGCAAATACGGCGTTCTTCAATATGTGGAGACGGTTTCTGACGACATCAACCAAGCCCAGCTTCAGCAGCGGGCTAAAGTGCGTCAGGCTGAAAAGAAGGGTGTCAAAAAAGAGCTGAAAAATATTCAGGCGATTGGCATTCCAGATCTGCAGAGCGGCTTGCCGGTGTATATTTCAATCCCGGAGGCAGGGGTTAAGAAAACGTATTGGGTTGATTCTGACAGGCATGAGTTTAAAGGAACAAAACATACGATGACCATTGATGTGGTTGAAAAAAATACGATTCCGGAAGGGGCTTCGTGATGAAATTAAGTGACGCCATTAAACAGTTAGCTGTAGGCGCCGTTCATGCTGAGTCACCGGTTGAACTGATGCCGGCTGAAGTGGTTTCCGTTTCCCCTCTCGAAATCAAACTGAAAGAAAACAGCAAGCTGATCATTCCGGCAGATTTACTGATCATTCCCAAACGGATGCAGGATGGAGGAGACGATGCGCTTACTGCCGGTGAATATGTGATGATAGCTGCCTTGAGCGGCGGGCAATCGTTTTTTATCATGGATAAAATTTAGAGTCCGGCTTTCGATTGTGTTTTGAAAAGCTCCGTCGTATCATTTGATGAAAAGGGGGGAGTCTTTTTGGACATCAATCGTTTGGACCATTTGGTGTTAACCGTAAAAAACATTCAAAAAACATGTGATTTTTATAACCAAGTACTGGGCATGAAGGTGATCACATTTGGAGAAGGCAGAAAAGCGCTACAGTTCGGGGAGCAAAAGATCAACCTGCATGAAGCCGAAAATGAATTCGACCCAAAAGCTAAGGCGCCGACTCCGGGTTCAGCGGACCTTTGCTTTATCACCGAGACGGAAGTGCATGAAGTCATTCAGCATGTAACCAGCTGCCATATCCCATTAGAAGAAGGGCCTGTCAAAAGAACAGGCGCTTTAGGGGAAATCACCTCTATCTATATAAGAGATCCGGATGGGAATTTAATAGAGATTTCCAACTATTGACCAGCCTGAAATCAAAAGGCCCCTTCGACATTCGAAGGGTCTTTTTTTAATTGAACCAATTCATAAAGGAGTGGGCATCATGGCCCTTACACCGGAAGTTGATTTTGAAGACATTGAAGACGGCGTCGAGGCCATTGAAACCTCGCGAACCTATTACATTGATTTTGATAACGGCCATATTACAAACGAACTGATAACGGGACTCGAAGCGATCAGGCAATTTGTCTATATCGCGCTGCACACGGAGCGTTACTCATACTCTGTCTTCAGCCATGATCTCGGAAACGAGCTTCAAGAGGTTCTTTCGGACAGCGAAACGACCGAGGCTTACAAGAAAATGGAGATCCCGAGACTTATTGAAGAAGCGTTGATTTATGATGACCGCATTTCTGCCGTCACAGATTTTGAGATTGAGAAAAAAGATGATGCGTTTTTTGTCTCGTTTATCGTCGAAACCGATGAAGGAAAGCTTGAGATCGAGGAGGTGATTGGCGAAGATGTTTGAAGATCAGACATTTGAAGAGATTATGGAGCGGATGCTTTCGTTCATTTCCGCTGATATTGATACGAGGGAAGGCAGCGTTATTTACAACGCATTAGCACCTGCGGCGGCTGAGCTCGCCAAATCATATATTTGGCTTGATACCGTATTAGAATTAGTATTTTCAGATACAGCACAAGGAGAATTTCTGGACCGGCGGGCAACGGAAGCGGGCATTGAAAGATTAGCAGCGACAAAGGCTGTCAGGGCGGGAGAATTCACACCGGGTATTACAATTCCTACAGGCTCCCGCTTTTTCGCTGACAATCTCTATTTTCAATATACAGCAGATGGGACACTTGAATGTGAAACGGCAGGAGAAGCCGGCAACGCGAATATTTCCGGGCAGAATCTTTTGTCTCTTGATACGATCCCGGGTCTTGAGAAAGCGATTGTGAAGGATATTTTAATCCCCGGCCGGGAAGAAGAGAGAGATGACAGTTTACGAGACCGATATTTTACACGCGTTCGCCGTGAAGCTGTCAGTGCCAATAAGCAGCACTATAAGCAATGGGCGGAAGAAGTGGACGGCGTCGGAAAAGCGAAAATATTTCCTCTTTGGAACGGGGAAGGTACGGTGAAGATTGTCATAACCAATGCCACTCTTGAACCCGCATCCGATATTTTAGTCAAAAAAGTAAAAGATGCGATTGATCCCGAAGAGGGCCAGGGGGAAGGAGAAGCGCCCATCGGTGCGTTTGTCACAGTGGAAAGCGCGGTGTGGAAAGAAGTTGAAATTTCTGCGGAAGTCCTGCCGGAGCTGAATCGTTCGATCGAAGACGTAAAAGCAGACATCGAAGCCGGCGTTTTACAGCTCTTTAAGAAAATGGCATTTGAAGACAATGTGATCCGTCTTTCACAAATCAATAATATCGTTTATAACGCTTCATCGGTCAGCGATTATTCCGACATCAAAATCAATGGGCTGGCTGAAAATTTAGTGCTGAACGATGTTGAAATACCAAAACTCGGGCAGGTGAATATCATTGAGCAAACTCGATGAAATGAGTGCATACCTTCCTTCATTTTTAACACGGTTGAAGGAAATGAAGGAACTGCTGCAGACGGAGGCGCCTGAGTTTGAAAAACAAAATAATAGTATATTCGAGGTCACAGACCAGCTGTTTGTATCGACGGCGACCTGGGGGCTGGATCGCTGGGAAAGGATTTTAGATGTACCGCGGGAATCAGGCGACACTGATGAAATCAGACGGTTACGGCTGATTTCCAAAATGTCGAACATCCCGCCTGTTACGTATAGAGCCATTGAACAGGCGCTAAACCGATTTTTGAAACATCCGTCCTCCCGTGTCAGGCTCCTGCCAAACCAGTACCATTTTAATGTTGACATTGATATTGATGACCTCCAGCATATAGGCGAATTGATTGAAACGCTCGAAAATATGAAACCCGCCCATTTGGACTACACACTCCGGGCCGGTTTTAACGAACCGCTGCAGATAAAAGATACGGTCATCTTCAATCATCGCAGGTACCGGACGGCCAGTGAACTGAGGGTCGGTTATTCCGTAACCCTTAATAATAACGAGGTGGTCTTAACATGATTACAAAAGCATACAGAGAACGAACCGCTGCCGATTTAAAGAACAGAATTCAAAAAGTTTTGCTCAATGGGCAGGAAACAAAAATAGTCGAACTCTCTATAAAAGGCGCAACGGTGACAGTTCTCACACAGCGGGAAGAAGATATCAAACATATTAACCAAGTCCAAATTTTTGATGAAGCGGATAACGTGATCACAGAACGAAACACAGATTTAGACGTCAGCGACAATAGAACGCTAGACTTCCGATTTACTTTTGAGGTGGTGTAAACATGGCTTACGAAGAAAAAACAGACTGGCTCCCGGATGATCCGATCAATGAAGATGACGTGAATCGCTGGGAGAAAGGAATCAAGGACGCGCATACAGACCTGGCTGCCCATAAAAATGATATGAATAATCCGCACAACACAACGAAAGCGCAAATCGGGCTTGGCAGCGTGGATGATGTGCAGCAGGCATCGAAAATTGAATTTAATAATCATGATAACGATTCTACCCGTCATATTACATCCACAGAGCGGACTAACTGGAATGCCAAGGAAACGACCGCAGGAGCACAAAAAAAGGCTGATGCAGCTGAGAAAAATGCAAAAGCATACACAGATCAACATAGAAATGATACGAATAATCCGCACTCTGTAACAAAAGATCAAATCGGCCTTGGTAAAGTGACCAATGATAAACAAGCAACTAAATCAGAATTTGACGCCCATATTAACGATCAAATAAGACATATTTCTGACTCAGAACGTACCAAATGGAACGGGGCTCAACTAACTAAGTTGACAAGTGATCGAGGAAAAAGAATAAAAATACCTGATGGAACCGATATACTTTCATTGCCTACGGGGTTTTATTACGCACTCGGAAAAGCACTATTAAACAATCCGATTGAAGGAGATGCAGCTTGGTATAACTATGATGTTATCGAAGGTGAGGAAGGCAGAAAATCAATAGTGGCTTATCAAAGCTGGGGAGTCACAATGTGGATTGGGATGGTCCATACGAACGGGGAGTTTAGAGGATGGAAACAGGTTGCCACAACTGATTTATTAGATTCAGCGAATAATGATTTAAAATCTCATGTGAACAATAAAACGGTTCACATCACTGCGGATGAACGAAGTGAATGGAACGGCAGTCAGCTTTTTAAAATAACTGCTGATAATGGCACACAAAGAATAAACCTTACTTCCGGCTCTTTTTATGAATCTCTAAAAGACGTTGGCTCTGTTTCTTTTTATGGTGCAAATGCCGTTACTGATAATCCGTCGGCAACAAGTTTGCGCGGTATGCAATTAGTCGGACAGCCCGGAATAGGTATTGGTTATGCAGTAGATGTAAGAGGTAATGCGTGGTGGTTCTATTATAATGCGAATCAAACTGCGATCAATTGGTTCCCGATTGAGTCTGCAAATACCGCTCAAATGAGGATAGAAAAAGCTGTCTCTGATGCTAAAGACTATACCGACTCTAATTTTTCAAACGAAAAGTTAACGGTTCTTCCTATTGCTTCGGGAATTGAAGATGCGAGAACAGCAGGTACTGAATATCCATTTGGCATTACCTTAATGAAAATATATGATGATAACCAAACTGGTTATCCATTAGGTTATGGTCTAATTAAAAATGAAAAATGGAATAACGCCCGATTCACTCAATATTTTTATGGGAACGCAGATTCGCGGAACGGAAAAAATTATTTAACAGGTACTTGGATTCGCCATTGGTGGCTTGAATCAGGATGGACACCATGGGAAAAAATTTCTGGTTTTGCGCATGCAAATATAGAAACAACAGGCCGTCAAACATTAAAAAAGGCCGAGCAAAATAAAATTCTATATAACAGAGTGATTATAGACAGTCATGGTGCATTTGATATTTCCAACAATAGATTTATCGCTCCGAATGATGGAATGTACTTGATAGGCGGCGGCGCATATGTAGAGACAATTGCGACCTACACTAATTTAGAATTACAAGTATTTAGAAATGGGAGCTTTTACAAAAGTGTGCAGCAATTCCGAAATAGTGATGGGCAAAATACTGACTCCAGGAATATTACGATTTCTTGCGGGGGAGTAACAGTTCCATTAAAAAAAGGAGATTATGTGGAATTATATATATATTGCGGTTATTCGGGGGATGTAACAAGGTATATCGGTGATAAGAATGGACAATACAATTATTTCGATATTGCTGAAATAGGCGGCAAAGTCTATTAAAAGAATAATAGAGGTGAACATGAATGATGTTATATGACGCCATAATGTATAAATACCCAGGTGCAGAGGTTATGAGGGATTTTAAATTGCGAAACGAAGGCGGCGATTCTTATATAGCTGAATGGAACATCCGAGCGCCTATCCCAACAAAAGAAGACTTGCAAGCCTGGTGGGAAGAATTGCAGCAAAATCCGCCATATGAGCCGCCGGACCAGCTTGAATTGCTCGCACAGCAATTGTCTCAAGAAAAATTGGCCCGTAAGCAGCTTGAGGAGCTGAATGAAACATTGGGAAGCGAATTGTCAGGAATAAAGCTTGAGCTTCTCTCGTTGAAAGGAGATGTTTCTGAATGAATTATTGGGTGCTTGCCTTTTATTATAAATGGGCCACGGCTGATATGGTCAAGCAAGCGATGCGATACAATGATTGTTCCATTGAGGACTTAGCAGAAGGAGTCAACAAAAAATTAATCACGCCTGACCAATATAAAGAAATCACCGGTAAAGCCATTTAAAGGCTTTTTTATTTTGCCTTTGAAAGGAGGTGAATGATCGAAAACCGAACGAAACGAATAAAAAAGGAGGCTGAACATGACGCAATATCGTTACGAATTCCCCGCTGATCGAACAGGAAAAGCAGGGGCGGTAAAACCGTACAGGGGAGAAAAAACAGATTTTGTAACACCTGTATCAAATCTGTCAGGTGTGGCGGAGCTTTTGACCAATGCCGCGTTAAAAGCAACTGAAGCGTATAGCCAGTATGGGCAAGATCGTTTGGGCGCGGTCTTGATTTCAAAAATAAAAGGATGGGCGTATTCCGATCGCGGCGGCACGCTGTATGTGGAAGAAAGTGATAATAACCATTCCTGGTCCACTACAGCTTCGGCTGACATCGGGCCCGGCGTACTCACAGCAACTGAATGGGTATATCTAACCAAAAGATATTACCGTTTCCGTTATGTAAACGGAAACTTACAGCAGTCTGAGTTTGTTTTATATCAATCCGTCGGAGCGGGGGAAGTGGATGTTCATATTACTGAAGCAGCCCCTTTGCCGATTACGTTTGAAGCCGCTAATACAACTGAAGAGGGGCGGCTGAAGGTAGAGGGAGCTCAAGCCAGCACCAAAGATTTTGTTTTTCATGAAAATGCTGAGAATGCCGGAGAAGGAGCGGTCCTGACTGTAGGAACGTATAAAAAGCTGCTGGTGGAAATATACGGTACAGCAGAGAAAAGCGAAGTGAGCTTTTGGGGAAGATCCTTTTCAGGAGCCAATCTTCCAATCCAAGGCAAGAAAACAGATGATGGTGAAATGTCTGGCAGCACATCAGGAAAAGCAGAAGCTTGGATTTTCGATATGACAGGTTATAAAGAAATCGTTATGGAAATAGCGGAAATAAGCAGCGGCAGCCTGTCTGTCAAAGGAACGGCCGTTTCCTGACATTACAACAACCTTAGGTTACGGCCGGCCCTCAGAGAGGAGGTGCAATCGAGTGTAAAGGAGGCATAAAAAATGTTAAATGAAGACGCGTCTTTTGATATAAACGCGTTTCAAAAAGAATGTACGGACATAAAGAGCGATCATAGGGCGCTGGAGCAGAGAGTATCCGCATTGGAACGATCATCTGACCGACAAGATCAGCAGATTATGACCCTGAATGACAAACTGAATAAAATTGAAGAAAATACCACTTGGATTAAGCGTACCATCACAGGGGCAATCGTTACCGCGATCTGCACCGGCATCATCGGAGGCGCCATCGGGATTATGTATAATTTGCTGCAAAAATAAGGAGGAGCTACATTGAAAACATATGATAAAGGCACGGTCATCAGGACGGTGCTTCTTTTGCTTGCCTTAGTAAACCAAACGCTGCTGATGTTTGGCGAATCGCCTTTAGACATCAGCGAGGAACAAGTGAATCAGCTGGCAGACACGTTTTATGCAGCGGGGTCTGTCTTGTTTACGATTGTCACAACACTTGCCGCTTGGTTTAAAAACAATTATGTAACAGAAAAAGGAAAGCGGCAGCAATCTTTATTAAAACAAAACAATTTAACAAAATAAGGAGAGATTCAAATGGTTAACATTATCCAAGATTTTATTCCCGTAGGTGCCAATAATCGTCCGGGTTATGCAATGACGCCGATTTATATTACAGTTCACAATACGGCAAACACATCCGTCGGAGCCAATGCTGAAATGCATGCCCGTTATGTGAAAAATCCGGATACACCGACAAGCTGGCATTTTACGGTTGATGATAAGGAAATTTATCAGCATTTGCCGCTGAATGAAAACGGCTGGCATGCCGGAGACGGCAACGGAAGCGGAAACCGCCAATCTATTGGAATTGAAATTTGCGAAAATGCCGATGGGAATTTTCAACTGGCGACCGCAAACGCCCAATGGCTGATCAAAACATTAATGGCATCACACAGCATTACGCTTGCAAATGTCGTGCCGCACAAGCATTGGTCCGGCAAAGAATGCCCGAGAAAGCTATTGGATACATGGGAACAATTTAAAGCGGGAATCGGCGGCGGAGGCGTTCAAACGTATACTGTTCAAAAAGGCGACACACTCTCAGCGATCGCAAGAAAATTTGGTGTAAGTGTGGCAGATTTACAGGAGTGGAACAATATTAAGGACCCAAACCTGATTCAAGTCGGACAAGTGCTGATCGTCAGTGCCCCTGCACAAGCTGTAGAGCCTGAAGCATATCCGCTTCCTGACGGCATTTTGCAGCTGACAACGCCTTATACATCGGGGGAAAAAGTGTATCAGGTTCAAAATGCGCTCGCAGCACTTTATTTTTACCCTGATAAAGGGGCAGTAAACAATGGGATAGATGGCATTTACGGACCAAAAACGGCAAACGCAGTATCCCGTTTTCAATCTGTTAACGGGTTGACGGTTGACGGCATTTACGGACCGGCCACAAAAGCGAAAATCGCTGCCCAGTTATCCTAACCATTAAGAGAGTCCGAAACGCATTTGGTTTCGGACTTCTTCAGCAAAATAGAAATCCCGGATCACCCCGGGATTTTATTTTTTCTTCTTCAATCTCTTTAGGATTCCGATACTCCGCTCCTTCATTTTAAGCGAATATCCCGACAGTCCGAACTTTCCATAATCTATGAATTTCACACGCCGTACAATTTTTTTCACATCATCACCTTGACTATCCTCTGATTGCTCCTATTATATGTCACAGACGGAGAAAAGGAATAAGGACAAGAGCCGTTTCCCTTGTCCTTTAGTGTGATCATGCTTTTTTTCTTTTATACTCGTCAATCAGCCGCTCATTTTCTTTGAAAATTCTTGCCGTGTGGGGGCTGACCTGATAGCTTGCGACGCTGGTGGTTGATCTCTTTTTTAATATCTTAAACGGTTTAGCCGCGCGGGGCGAATGATCGTTTTGAAAAGCACGTTCCAT